CCGCATCATAGAAATACAAGGCAAGATTAATGTTGCCTAATGTCTTCGGTAACCATCTAATCATATAGGTTTCGCCGGGTGTCACAGGAGTATAATCAAGCGTATAGCTAAAACCGTTCTGGCTTCTCTCCACTCCATTGTTGTTAATGTAGCTGTTCGCTTTTACGTTATCAAAATCGAACGGAATTGCATGATGAATCTCGCACCCTGTCCATCCGCTGATTGGAAGAATATTATCAGGTGAAGGTGTCCCGGCCGCTTGAATCGGTGTGAATGGAACAACCAAAGACTTCAGCGGTCGAACCAAGTCAGTCACAAAGCTCAGAGGGTTGCCTGTAGCTGTTGCGGTGATAATCGGAATACCAGCTCCACCGTTAAGCCCCATGATCCCTCTGCGTCTACGCATTAGCTCCACGATGCGTACACCCCTTTGCCATCAAGCACGTTAATCTCATAGGTCTTATTTGCTTCTGCTCCTGTCCAGTCATCCGGCATCGTGATCCCTGTCAAAGTGACCACCGTTGCAGTCGTGCCGCTAGTGAACCTGATCGCAGTAATACCAGTCTGCGGTGCTGTGAAACTCAGTGTTGCCAGTTCGCCGCAGAGATACATCACATGATCCTCACCCGTCTGAGTCACCGTTGTACCACTCAGAGTGGTGTAAGTGGTCTTCGTCTCTTTCTGATCAATTGCGTTCTTTAACTCAGGAATCTGGTTTTCTTCGATATCACTTAAATGGCGACTTAAGTCATTAAGCGCTGCGCCCGCTGTGCCGCTCTGATAGGTCTCCGTAGGGTCATAAGTGACCTCTCCGGCATCGGATGCACCCGAATCGCCCTTCGGCCCCTGCGGCCCCTGAGGACCGGTCGCGCCGGTGTCGCCTTTGGGTCCCTGCGGTCCGGTTGCGCCTGTGGCCCCGGTTGCTCCGGTTGCACCCGTGTCGCCCTTGTCACCTTTCGGGCCCTGCGGTCCCTGAGGACCGGTCGCGCCGGTTGCACCCGTGTCGCCCTTCGGGCCCTGCACGCCCTGAGGCCCCTGAGGGCCGGTCGCGCCGGTGTCGCCCTTCGGGATCCCGAAGTTTAGCGTGACGGCACCCGTCTCCGGGTCCACGACCTTCTCCACGCTGGCCTCGCTGCCTGCCTGCAGAGTCTCCGCGTCGACACCCATGTCCTGGATCGCCTCCGCAGCCGCCTCCGCCTTCGCCACGCCGTTGTTGAGGGCTGCGATCGCCTGGTCTATGATGTCCTCCTGCTCCGGATCCGGGTCCGTAGTCTCCGGCGGCTGTCCCGGCGTGATGTGGATCGTGATCCAGTATTCCCGGTTCCGGCCTCCGTTCTCACCGTAGAGCACGACGTAGGCCGTGATCGGCGCCGAGCGCTGCAGCAGCACGTTCGGGATCGCGACGCCGGACGCGTCGCCGATCGCCGGGATCGCGTTCCGGGTGTACACGGTCGAAAATTCGACCTTGTAGCTGTCCGGCAGCTCAATGCCTGAGATCTGCAGGACCTGCTCCGTGTCCCACTGGGCGAGGGAAGGGGACGCGGTTGCGGTGTTGCAGTTTTCACCGAACACCGCCGTGGTCACATTCAAAGCCATAATTCACACTACCTTTCTATGGATGATTACGGAAGGAGATAGGTCACGCCCATCGCGTATCTGGTATTGGCCGAAAAGGATCCGTTTATATAGATGTCGCCGCCGAAATAGAGGGTTGCCGTTCCTCCGGCGGTGGTGCCTCCGAATGATGTGACCTTTGGCCTTTTCCCTTCGACGACGTTGCCGAGAATCACAAACGTGGACGCGCTGCTTAAGGAAAAATAGACCTGGACCTGGGCGACTTTGCCCCATTTCACATAGTATGCGCTGTTGATCGTGACGTTCGTCCCTGCGGTGATGATGTTCGCCACGGTCGACTCATAAACCAGGCCGCTGTCTCCGGTGCCGCCGTTTTCGATCGGCAGGATGCCGGTCGGCGGATCCGGGTCCGGACCCGGATCGGGGGCGTCGGCCGCGCCGATCTTCCCGACCACCACATAGGTCCCGGACATCTTGAGGACGATCACCCGGTCATCCTCGGCCAGCGGCCAGGCACTGGAGAGCGCCTTGTATGACTTCTGCGTCGGGGTGTCCGTGCCGTCCAGCAGCAGCCGGACGGAGGCGTTCTCCGTGTCAACGGAATAGACCGAAGCGAGCCGGACGTCCTGCCCGCCGGTCCCGTCGGCGCTCTGTCTCGCGCTGGCGTTTTCCTCCGCGTAAAGAAAAGGATTATTCTGCATTGATGATCACCCTCTCCAGCGTGTGCTGCATGGTCCCGCCGATGCCCAGGGACATCGTCCAGGCCTTCTCCACGCAGATCGCCATATAGTCTCCGTACCGGATCCCGACGACGTCATTCACGCCGAAGCCGGGCAGCAGGCAGGTCTCCACGCTGACCGTCTCGCCCCGCATCATGCTGTTGGTGACCAGCCGCTTCGCGTAGGACTCCAGCTCGGCCTGGGACGCGATGTTGTTCACGTTGACCACCTGCGTGATCCGGCGCTTCCGCCTGGCGAGGCTGAGCGCGCTCTGCGGGTTCGTGTTCTCCGCGATGGCGGACATCGGCCCGGACTTGTCCGCATTGCTGCAGACGCAGAGGAAGACGTTCGGCGCGGCGTATATATCCGTTGATTTCCGGATCCCCGGGAGCATCAAACTTTTGACGTTGGTGTCGTCAAAGACATGCTGGATATTCTCCGCCGTCGCCTGCGCGGCAGGTTCCAGCCTTGCCGCGCCCTCCGCATCGAACCAGAGCTGTTTGTAGTTGATCTCGCCCAGCAGCTCGTTGACGATGCTGAGGTTTGACGTCCCGATGTTCCAGTCTTCCCGGTCCTCGGTGAGGCTGTGGTCGGTGTTGACCTTGGCCACGCTGGTGATCCCGGCGTCTGTCAGGAGGCTCACCACCACGTCCAGGTAGTTGAGCCCCTGGGCGAAGAACCGGAGAACCTCCGCGCACCGCGTCTGCACGCGCCAGCACCGGTCGTAGGCCTCGATGTTCACCGTCCTGAAGCTGTTGTCCTCGGCGTATTCCACGGTCCCGGGGAGGTAGATCCCGAGCTTGTGCTCGATGCCGTCGATGATGATCGAGGGCTGGATCTCATCCGTGAGCCAGTCCACCTGGTCCCCGGGATCGTGGAAGCTTCCCATGAGCGTGGTCTTGATCTCTCCGCTGTCTTCCATGGCGATGCTGGGCATCGTGCCGGAGACCGGGTCGATCGTGCAGAAATCGGCGCCGTTCCGCAGGATGGTATACTTAAAATCAAGCTCCCGTTTCATCGGTGATAAAATCCTCCAGACTGTCCTGCTGCAGCGTGAACGCATAATTGAAATGAAATTTGTAGTCCTGCTTGTTCATGTTCAGAATCACGCCGGATATTATCTCGCCGCCCCGTGACTTGATGATGACTGCCTCACCGCGCAGCGCCTCGAACGCCTCCGCGCTGGCTTCGTCCGGGAAAGAGCAGGAATAGCTCCCCGTCAGGGTGATGTTCGTCCCGACTTCGATGATCGGGTACTTGCTGCCCCGGACGTTCCGCACGGCGTGTTCCTTCTGCCAGGTGAAGCTCTCACGCCGTTCGATGGTCTCCCTCAGGCTGATCTTCATCCACTCGCCGCCGGCTGTCCGCGCGATGACCGTCGCCGAAGCCTTCATGGTTCCGGTCACCGTGTTGGATCTCACATAGTTCCCGTCGCTCAGCCACAGCTCAACGAAGTAGCTGTGCTCGCCGAGCGTGAGCCGGTCCGTGAAGGTGAAGGAATTACTCAGCGCTGCGATCCATTTGCCGTCCCGGTAGACGTTCATGGTCGCATTGTCGTCTTCCGAACTGACCGCCCAGACCAGTTCCGCGTCGATGTCGAACACGCCGGAGAGGGTGATCGTGCCGGTCGGGTTATTGGCCACCAGGATGCTGGTTTCCGACCAGTTGGACCAGAGCCCGTACATGCCCTGCACGCGGACGGCGATGTGATGTTCTCCGTCTTCCAGGGGCTCGTTCTGCTGGTAGCTGTAAACGCCTGGCCCGTATGCCTTCGCCACGGTTTCCCCGTCGATGGTGATCTCGTAGGCCTCCTGGCCGGACGCCTGCCACCGGACCAGAGTCCGCGGCACCGGCGTCGCGCCGAGGCCTGCGGGGGCTGCCGGCGCCATCAGGCAGACAAAAGACGCGGTATTCGCCGGTCCCTGGATCTGATCCCGGTTGTAAGCGCTGACGCGCCACTCCACCGCACCGGCGTGGAAGGTTCCGCCGGGGATGGTGAGCGCCGTGTCCGTGTCCGTGGTGTCCAGGACGGTATGCCATTCCAGCTGCGACTCCGTGTCGTATTTCCATTCGACCACGGTCCTGGTCGGAAGGCTGCCGTCCTCGTTCCGGACGATCCAGCTGAGGGTGATGTCTTTGGTCCCGTCTGCCACCTGACCGACGGGGGAGACGCAGATCGCGTAGGCCGTCGACGCGGTGGTCGAAAAGCTGTACTGCTCCGTCGTGGACGTGGTGCCGCCGGTGTCCGTGCCGGCGAGGTACCACTCGATCGTGGACGCCACCGGGAAGGTGTTGGCCGGGACGGTGACGGTCTGGACGTCTCCGGAGATCGGGATCTCGTTCCATTCTTCCTCGCCGGCTTCCCTCCAGTACAGCACCGCGCTCTGCTGCGTATACTCGCCGATGGCGCTGGAGTAGTACCAACTGAAGGTGATGGCCTCCCGCGGGTCCCAGTAGCCGCTTGTCGGGCAGTTTTGCGGGGTGATCCTTGTCGAGACCGTGTCGAAGGTCCGGGTTCCGGTCTTTGTCGTGGTTCCGCCGCTGTCCGTGCCGATGATGTACCATCGGATCTTGGAACTGGTGGGGAAGGTGTTGGCCGGAACGTCGAGCGTTTTGATGTTCCCGCTGACCTGGATCAGGTTCCAGGTCTCCGACGGCACCTGCTGCCAGAGAAAGGTCGCGTTCCGCTGGGTGTAGTCCGTGTACTTGCTGTTGGAATATACCCAGGAGAAGCGCTGTGCGACCTTGGTGCTGATGTCGCTGCCCTCCGGATAGGAAATTGCCTTGATGCTGACGGTGGCCGTGGAGAACTGCGACTCATCGTACACCGCCGTAGATCCGCCGGTGTCTGTCGCCTCCAGATACCAGTAAATTGTCGAATAGGTCGGGAAGGTGTCGGCCGGGACGGTGATGGTCTTCTCCGATCCCGCCGTGAGCTCATTCCACGGGTCATCCTGTGACGCCCGCCAGTAGAGTGTGGCCGATGTCTGGTCATAATCCCCGAAGGCCGAGCTCAGCTGCCAGCGAAAGACGATCGCCCGCCGGGTGTCAACCTCCGTCCCGGTCGGCCGTTCGTAAAAGACGATGCGCTGCGTCGGCGTGAGGAACGTCCGGACGGCCGACTGGTCGGTGACGCCGTCTTCGTCTGTCGTTTCGACATACCATTCGACGACCGAGGCCGTCGGCCAGGTGTTGGCCGGGATGGTGACGCTCATCTCGCTGGTGAGGTTGATCACCGTCCATTCTTCGCTGCCTTTCAACCGCCAGAAGAACCGGGCGGACGCCTGGGCGAAGCTTTCGTCCATGCAGTAGTAGTTCGTGATGTTCTTCCGGAGCTCCCAGGCGAAGGTCTGCGGCTGCCGCGGGTCTACGGTGCTGTACGCTTCCGGGTATTCCGTGACAAAGGGAAAACCGTGGAGGACGACGTCTGAGTCGTAGGTCACACGGATCATGTCCGTGCCGCCATTGCTTCTCACCGGCTTCACATAGTTCAGGCCTGACTTGCCCCATGCGGCGAAGCCCCTGTTCTGGAGGATCCGCTGCATGGCGGTCATGTCTACGGTCGGGTCCAGATAGCTCGCGGTCTTGCTGCAGACCGCGTCGCCGGTCCCGGAATCTCTGGACGCGATCAGGGCCCGGGCGTCGACGTCCGGCCTGCCGTTGTTCCAGGTGATGGTGGCCGGGTCGAAGTCGCCTTTGAGATAGTGAAACCAGACGGCGTTGCTGCCGTTGACGGGGTTGAGATATACGTCAAAGCCTGTGACCCGGTAGCGCCGCAGCGCGGCCGGAATGGCCTGCAGGCCGAAGAGCAGGAGCTTGTTCTCGTTCGCTAAGTCCTGGATCGCGTAGGCGTTCCCCGTGTTGACGGTGTAATGGGTGTCAGGGGTCGTCTGATCGACGTAGGCCCATTTAATGACGTTCAGGCTGACTCTGTTGGTTGCCATGCTCTCACCTCATCCTGCTGCGGATCCGTGCGGTCTTTGCCATCTCCACAATGTCGTTAAACTCTTTTACGCTGGCGGCGTCGATCGTGATGTAGAACGTGTCGCCGCCCATCTGCTGGCTCTCCTGGTTGCTGTAGATGCTGCTGCCCTGCGGCAGGCTCACCAGCTCCGGACCGGCTTCGCCGACCCAGGTCAGACCGCCGCGCCAGTTCTCCGTGCCGCCGGCGTTGTAGCCGTAAAAGCTGGAGTATTCGTCCCAGGTTCCGTCCTGCTGCATCCGCGTCCGCTGGTAGTTGTTCGCGTTGCCGGATCCGTAGCCGAAGCCCAGCGCGTTCTTCGCGCCGGAGAAGTCCAGCGTGAGCACGCTCTTGATCAGATCCGCTGCGTCCGCGATCACGGCCACAAACTGCGCCACGGCCCCGAGGGTAACTCTGAGCGCGTCCAGCGCGGTGTTGAAGCCCGGTAGGCCGGTCAGGATCTCTCCGCCGGTCCGCAGAATGTCGACCAGGCTCTCGATGATGCTCGCGAGGTTGGTGATGATGCCGGAGCGTTCCAGCATCTCGCCGGCCTTCCGGACCTCGTCCGTGAAGAGCTCCATGGCCGCCTTGGCAGCCGGCGCGAAGTCCGCGGCCAGCTGTTTCCGGTTTGCTTCAATGGTCAGCTGCAGCTTCTGGTAGGCGTCATCCACCTGGCCGAGCTTCCTGATCTGCTGTTCGTCCAGGATGTACCCGGCAGCCATGGCCTCTGCGCCGTACTGCTTCAAGGCGTCCGCGCCGGCAGTGATCAGCGGGTTGAGATCCTGGGCGCTCTTTCCCATGAGATCCATGGCCAGCGCGTCCCGTTCGGTCTGGTTTCCGACCTGGCCGAGGGCGTCCACCACTTCATAGAAGACCTCTTCCGCGGTCTTCAGCTGCCCGGAGCCGTCCGTGATGCTGACGCCCAGCGCCGCGAACTTCGCCTGCGCTTCATCGCTGCCGCCGGCGGCGTCACCCATGGCCTGGGTGATCTTGGTCATGGCGCCCTTGATGGTCTCCGCGTCCGTGTCGATCAGGGGCGCTGCATAGTCCCACGCCTGCAGCATCTCGGTCGGGACGCCGGTAATCGTGCTCTGGGTGATGTACTCATCCACCTGCCCGGCCACGTCGATCGTGAGCTGGCCGAGCTCCTGCACGACTTTGACCACCGCGGCGATCGCGGCGGCTGCCGCGGCCATGGCGGCCACGGTCCCGGCGGAGAGGCCCTGCATGCCGTTGAGCGCGTCCTTCGCGCCCTGGGGCAGCTTCACGCCGAACTTGTCGGCGAGCTGGTCCACCGTGTCCCCGAGGCTCAGCATCTGCTCACCCTGGTCCTCCAGGGCCTCGGTGTTTTCCGTGATGGCGTGCTGCAGCTTGTACTCTTCCGCCTCCGCGTTGTTCAGCTGCTGGACGTAGTGCTGGGTCCGGCTGTCGGCCTCGCCGTATTTCGCCGCGGCGGAGGCGACAGCCTCCCGGAGCTTCTGAACCTTGTCCTGCTGCTGCAGGAGCTGGCGCTCCAGAAGCTCGCCGGCCTTGGTCAGGTATTCGGTGCTCTCGGTGTTGCCCTGGAACTCCGCCTGCAGCTTCCGCATCTCTGAAGCGAGCGTTTTGTTCCCGGTGTTCAGCTCGCTGAGCGCCTGTTTATATTCTTTTTCGCCGTCCAGTTCGACTCGTGCGCCGACCCGTCTGGTCGTACTTGGCATGCTTATTCACCTCCGAGGAAATAGGACGCCAGGCGTGAGCCTTCGTCCTCATCGTCCGGCCTGGGGGACAGGTCGACATACCGGACCCCGGCCGGCAGGGCGGGAGGCTGCCCCGGGCTTCCGCTTCGGTGTCCGCTCCGGACACCGTTCGGGACGCCGTTGGGGAATCTGGCGCTGTACAGCTGTACAAGCCGCGACGGGTTCATCCTCCGCCAGAAGTTTTCTTCCGGCTCATGACAGTCAAAGAGCCAGACTGAGAGAAACCGGGCAAAGTCGATCCTGTCGGATCGGCCTGCCCGGTCGGTCAGTTTCCCGAGTTCTCGGGCGGATTATCGTCCGGTGTCTCCGGATCTTTTTCCGGCTGCTGCCCTGCGGAAGTCTGCGGGCTCATGGCGCGGTAAACCATGCGCATGACCTGGTTGTAGATCGGCGCGCCGTTCAGGCGTTCGCCGAAGGAGAGCTTCCGCGCCAGCTCTTTCACGGTGTAGCGCTCCGGCCATCCCTGCTCTTCTGCGTAGGCGTTGAGCATGGCTGCAAGGAACTCCGTTCCGCACCGGATGGACCGTTTTGGGTTCAGAGCTTCGGAGAGCGCCCCGTCGTGGGCGTCCTGGATCGCTTCCAGGACGGTCATGTTGCAGCGCAGCATGTAGGTCTTCCCATCAAACTCGAAGGGGACCTCTTCCAGCTTCAGGCTCATGCGGTGGTAAGGGACGCATCCACCCAGGCCTTGGCCGCCGCTTCGCTGTCCACATACGCAGACTCGTAGAGCAGGCCGTCATCGGCGTCGCTCATGAGCATCTCGCCGGTCGTGGTGGGGGTGTTGAAGACGATGTTCTCGCCCTTGGTCTGAAGGCTCAGGCTGGGCGGGCCGAACAGGGCCTTCACGATCCTGCAGCACCAGAACTTCTTTGCGCTGTCCTTCAGGGCGGGGCAGTAGAAGGCGACGCCGACGTAGTTGCCCTCGCTCTTTGCGCTGACACCGAGGCCGACCACGGTAGTGGCCGTGCCGCCCGTCGGAGTGACGCTGCGGCTCTCTTCGATCAGACCGAACAGCAGCTTCTGGGCGTCGTCCGGGATGTACTTGACGCCGAGGGAGATGGATCCGCCGGTGGCGGAGGTCATGTACTCCGCAAGGCCGTCGTCGGCATAGAGCCTGGCCTCGGCGCGGCGCAGTTCGATGTTCGCCTGCATGGCAGCGCCCATGGTTTGCAGCTGCGAATAGGCGACAGCGCCGTTGGTAAAGGCATATTTCGCGATTTTCATTCCGCGAAGTCCAAACTGAGGCATGGTGTTTCCTCCTTAATCTCTGGAAAATTCGTTTTCGATCCAGTCTCCGATGACCTTTTCGGCCGGGGCTGTGATCTCATCCTCGCTCCGGCTCATCGCCGTGCCGATAAACGGGCGGGCCGGCTGGCCCTTCTTCCCGTATTCATTCACAAACGCGATCTCCGCGTTCCGGGTGGTGGTGTTGCCGCGTTTCCGGCTGCCGCTGAAGCTGATATTCAGATAGCCGCCGGTCTCGGTCTTCTTGGCCTTGCTGGCCTTCTTGAGTTTGTCCAGGATGTGCACGTTGCTGTCCGGATCCCGGACGCCCATGCTCTCGCCGGTGCTGCGGATCTTGTCCATAGCCACGTCGGCCATCCCGTCGAGGGCCTCGGCCGTCACGTCGAAGGGGATCTCCGAGATCCGCCGGAAGGCGTCCTCCAGATCCTCGAAGCCCTGCAGCTCAAGCGTAGCCATAAAAGGCACCCCCGTCCGTCCACTCGCACTCCAGAACCCAATGCTGGCCGTCGCTGTCCGTGGCGTCCGTCGGGATGGGCCAGGTGAAGCCCTCATCAAAGAGAGCCCGTGTGATCGACAGAATGGCCGCTCTGGGATCTTTCCCGTGCGGAAGGTAAAAGTGCACCTGCACGAGGTAGCGCGAGGCGTGTGGTGCGTCTTCCGCCCACACTTCGCCCACCACGTTGTAGTTCCAGACGATGTACTCGGTCAGGGGGCCCTTGTACACATGCGGGAACACCGCGCCGGGGAAGAGGGGCGAGAGGGCCGCCTGGATCGCTTCGGCCACGCAGGCCTCCTGCAGCGTCGTCTCGCTCATCGGATCACCTCCGTGAGGATCAGCGTGAGAGAATCGAAGGTCTGGGGGAAGCTCCGGAGGATCCGGTAGCGCTTCCCGTTGAACTCCGCCAGACGGTAGCCGGAATATCCGGCCGGCCAGAAGTCCAGGTAGTCCACCGTGCTGACCTCCGCCTGCGCGCTGGCCTGCACGCCCGCCTTCATGCTCTGGTAGAACTCCGACTGACTCACGCCGTCCTCCCAGTCGCAGAGCAGCGGGGGAGTGCTGCGGTGTT